CTCGCCGTGGGCGTCCTCCAGGCCGGGCACATACACCGGACCCAACGTGTACCGCTGGTCGTCCTGCTTCGCGAACGGCATCATCTCGCCGTCCATGTGGTCGAGCATGTCCAACTTGTTGTCGAGGTCGCCGAGGTCGGCGTCGACGATCCGGTCCTCCAACTCGTCCTCGACGAGATCATGCAACGTTTTGCGATTAGCCGTCCGCGGAAGCCGATGCAACGTGTCGTGCGCCGTCGCCAAGTCATCGTCGGAGACGTTTCGCAACACGCGACGCGAGAATCGTTCGATCTGTTCGAGGCGCTCCTGGGCCTGCGCTTCCGACTTGTAGCAGCCGAACGCGCGGCCTGTCTCCGAGTAGACGCAGAACTGGCCGTCCTCGTAGTTGATGACCTTCTCCGCTTTCGTCGGGAACGTCATGTTGGGTTCCGTCGTGGTCGCCTGCTTCTCGACTGTCTCCATGACTACCTCACGGGGGTGATCGGTGCCGTCCACCCGTCGGCGAACTGATAGCGGAACGGGTCGTGTGTCTGGCCGGAGCCTAGTCGCTTCGGTGGCCTCGATGTGTTGGGAACCATACGGATGATGCACCGGCAGTTCGGATGCGCCGGACCATGCGGACCCGACCCGTTCTTCCATTGGAAGTAGCCGTTGTACGGGACACGCCGCCCCGACAGCGGTTGGCAGATGTCGCACACGTCGAACGGGCCGGTCACCCACACCTTCTGCGCCCGGTTGCCGACCAGGCCGTCCGAGTAGGCGGAGTCGATCGTGGCCTGCATCGCAGCGTTCTGCACCTTCGCGATTTCGGTGCGGGCAATCATCCTGGATCGTGCCCGCCGCAGTTTGTCCCCGTACCGCTGGGTGCGTTTGTCGAGGGGGGTGCGTGCCCTGTCGCCGGTTATCCCCTGCTTGTCCAGTTGTGTCGCCGTCCGGTCCCCATAGTTGTTCACAGCCTTTGCCCACGCTGGGAACAAGCCGTTGGTGTAGCCGGACCGGTACGCGGCGACCTGAGCCGCGGTGAGTTCCATCTGCGCCGGAGTGGTCTGAGCCAGGAGGCTGAACAGGTTGCTCGACACCTGCTGCGGGGTCAGCCCGGTCGTGATGCGTCCTCCGCCCCACTGCTGCACCTGCGTGAACGCCTGAGCGATCTGGTCGCGGATCATGCCGACCTGCTCGCTGCCCATGTAGGTGACGATCTGCCCGGTGCGGAACTGGGCGTACACGAGCGATGTGGAGCCGGGCACGGCAGCGTCGAACGTCGTGACTGCCTTCCCGGCCCATTCGACGTACACGTTGGCGGCTTTGCGTGCCTCCCCGGTGGCGACTAGGCGAACCGGTGATCCGAGGCGGCGGAGGTCACGGTTGATCGACTCGCGGATGCGTCCCGCCATCTCCGCCATCTCGACCTGGTGGGCTTCGTACAGAACCTTCTGTAGCGCCGCTGAGAGGCTCTCTAGGGCTGTTTCGATGCGTTTCTGGTAGGTAGCCTCTGTGATGCGTCCGAGGGCGAGAGAGGCGTTCCACGCAGGGTCCATGAGCGTGTACGCCTCGTAGACGAGACGGGCGATCGTCGTCTCCTTGCCCTCCAGCCGGTTCGAGCCGGTCGGCCGGAACTGCGGTTCGAGGTTGTCGCCTCGCTGTTTGCCGACGGGCCAGGCGACGGTGACGGTCACTCGACTGCCTCAGCCTCCTCGGCTGGCAACCCGGCGATCGACCGCAGGTATTCGCCCATGTTCTCGTCGGGCATGAGGGCACCTGCCGCCGTCAACTTCGAGACGTATTCGCCGAGGACTCCGAGGTCGATGTTCGCCGGAGCGGAGAACCGCAGATGCGGGTGGAGGGTTTCGTCGACGCCGTTGAGTCGCATCAGCCGCGGGATCGCATACGCGTTGAACACGTCGGCGATGGCAGCCAGCCACGCTTTCACCGAGTCGAGGAACAGTTCGATCTTCGACACCGACAGCGCCTGGGTGCCGACCTTGTCGTGGCCGAGCATGATGAAGTCGGCGAGGAGCGACATGGCGATGCGGGCGTCGTAGCGGGTGATGATCTGGTTGGTGTCGAACTGCCTGCGACCGCCGGTCGTCAACAGTTTGATGTCGTAGGCGAGGTTGCCGGTGTCCGGGTCGTACGCCAGCGGGAACACCAAGCCTTCCTGTTCATCCCGTCTGATGTTCCTGACTATCTTCTTGATCTCGGTCAGGGCAGCCGTCTCGGCCGACGTTGCGTTGTCGCTGAGGAGTTGCGGCGGAACAAGGGCGACGGGTAGCCCTGCCAGGTCACGCTCGATGCCGACCGCTTCGATCTCGGCGATGCGCCGCTGGTAGTACCACGGCACATAGGCGTTGCGGAGCGCGGACCGGCCCCGCGGGTTGTTCATCTTCGTCGTCGTCCGAAACAGCAACGCCTTCTCAATCGGAATGAACACGTACGCCTTCGACCCGTCGACCGCGTAGGGGTCCATCTGCCACATGCCCTCGATGCCGCCGTTGCCGTCTATCTCCCACTTCCACACCGTGTCCTGCGCCCGGATCGGAAGTTTCCGCCAGCCGATCCGCTGGTCGTCATGCTTCGACGACTCGCCGTCGTCCTTGTGTCCGCCGCGGCGCTTGTAGACAATCTCGTGATACGAGAATCCGTAGGTGAGCATCGACAGAACCGACGCCACCGTGTCCTCCCAGGTGTGCGACATGTCGTTCATGCAGCCCGCTACGAAGTCGGCTTCGTCGACGGCCCGCTGGTCGTCGGCGAACGACGGTTCGACCGTCCAGTCGACAGACCTGAAAAGCATTTCGATCGCTTGGAGGATTCCACCAATGACCGGATGGTTGTCTGCCATCTCCCTGTACCGGGCGTGCCCCTGGTTGCCTTGCAACTGGCGGAGGAAGTCCTCACGGACCTGCCCGCCGAACTGGATCAGCCCGGTCGACCCGACCTCCGCGAAGTCGGTCGAGGTTGCACGCTGCTTCAGTACGTCGTCCACGGGCCGCATCCTAGCCTCAGTCGATGACCCACGGTGATTGCTGCTCCTGCGAGAACGGCACCACCGCCGGAGCCTGCCGATTCTGGACGACAAGTTCCGTCAACGCCCACACTAGGGCGTCGAGGCGATCCGGTGACGGGCCACCCGGCACCCACGAACACAACTGATCTTCGAGAGTGGAGAAGAAACCGACGTGGTGGACACGGCCCTGCTCGTACAGGGCAGCGACCGGCTCCGCCCTCGTCTGCTTCCCTCGGCTCGCGTGAACCAAACGCACCGGGACCGTCGGGTCGACGGTGCGGAGCGTCTGCGTGATCATCTCACCGCCCTGGTTGGCTTCGGCGACAATCCGGTCCGCTTTGCTGCGATGGAACAGGGCGATCGCGGCGCGTGCCCAGTCGATCGGGGAGCCACGCATCGAGCAGTCGTCGAGAACGAACGCGTCGCGGTTGCGGACACCTGCCGCGACGATCCCCGTTTCCGCCGACCGTGCCCCCGACGTAGACGCCGGGTCTATCGCGACGACGATGCGGGTCAGTTCGGGATAGTCGGTGACACGATGCAGGTCGAGAAGGTCGCGGGTCCACAGTGCGCCCTCTACGTCGTCGAGGATTTCGGCGTGGAGTTCCTGACGGCCGATCGTGGTCCCTTCGTACAGTTCCAGGATCTCCCGGAGGAACGCCCCCGACAGGTTCGCTGCGTTGTCGTACGTCGAGCCGCGGGTGACATGGCAGTCGGGTCGGGCGACGAGGGCTTTGATGCTTTCGATCGGGCGCGGTGTCGTGGTGACGACGACACGCGGGTCGACGCCGATGCGGAGGCCGAGCATCAGCATGTCCCACGCGTCCGGGTACCGCCAGGCAGCCAACTCGTCAGCCCAGGCGAGGTCGTGGTTGGGGCCGCGTAGCCGGTCCGGTTCGTCGGCGGTGAACGCTGTCGCGATCGCGCCGTTGCGGAACGTGACCCGACGCTTCGACGGCTCATACTTCGGACGGTTCCACGGCGGGAAGATGGCGAGCAGCCCCGACTCGCCTTCGATCATCGTGTCGCGGACATCCGACGCTGTAGCCCCGACGAGGGCGATGTGCTGCGCCGTGCCAGCCTCGACGCGTTCCCGCACGAACTCGGCCCCGGTCCTGGTTTTACCGAAGCCGCGTCCGGCGAGGATCAGCCAGACACGCCAGTCGCCCGGCGGTGTGCGTTGCGTGTCCCTCGCCCAGTGCTCCCACTGGTACAGGAGCGCCGTCAACTCGGGTTCGCCGAGGCCCAGCAGGACCGACTCCCGACGATCAGCCGGGATGTTAGCGAGACGCTGAAGAGTCGATTTCGTCACTGGCAGGCAACGCTCGCGGTTCCGCCATCCGGTCTAGGCGTTCGCGGATGATGGCCCCCACATCGGTTGCGATCTCGATGGGTGCGCCGTCGACGCCGGAGAGTTGATGCTGCTGCGGAGCGTCCAGCCCCCACAGGTCCGCGCGGCGTTTCTCGATGCGGATGCACCGGTCGATGGCGTTCAGGTCGCCGGTTCGGGCCTGGACATACGCCTGGTAGAAGAGGCGGTCGAGGCGTTCCGACTGGACAGCCCGCTGACTCTCGACCGACTCGATGACGTAGCGTTCCATCGCAGCCTGGTAGGCGTGCCACGTCT